CCGCCTACGCCCAAGGGGCCGTCGTCGTCAACGACTCCGCGCCACTCAAGTTCTACGTCTGCATCACCGGCGGCACTTCGGCCGGCGCTGGTGGTCCGACGGGCACTGGTGCTTCCATCGCGGACAACACCGTCACGTGGATGTATGCAGGCACGGGCGTGTTGGCGACGGCGAGCAACGACGCGATCGTCTACAATCTCAAGCTCCTCCTCGACGCGTTCGCGGCGCCAGTGCTGGCGACGACCAACACGTTGACGGGTTCGGCTGGGTCAAAGTCGCTCCAGATCCTCGCCAACACCGCTGGCGCCTTCTTCGGCGTCGAGGCGCTCGACCTCGACTTCCTCGCCATCGCCCAGACGCACGCCGACCCCGGTATCGCTGCCGACCTCGACGCGCTCAAGAAAGCATCCAGCGCGTGGTACGGTCTGGTCACGCTCTACAACAGCTCCGCCCTCGTCCTCGCCGCCGCCGGCTGGGCCGAAGCAAATGAGAAGCTGTACATCATGTCGACGGCCGACTCGCTCGCGGCGACGCAGGCCAACGGCACCGGCACTGACATCTTGCAATCGCTGGCGGCGCTCACCTACGCGCGCACGGGACCTTTCTTCCATCCCGCCAATGACGAGTTCGCCGACGCGGCGGAGATCGCTCGCTGGTTCCCGATTCCGCCGGGCGGTGACGACTGGGTACTCAAGTCGCTCGCTGGCGTGACGGTGCGGACGTACACGGAGACTCAGCAGACCAATCTCATCGCTAAGCACGCCAATTACTACGCCGATTTGGGCGGAGCCAATGCCGTCCAGGGCGAGGGCAAGGTCTCGGCCAACGAGTACATCGACGTCATCCGCGGGCGCGACTGGTACAAGGCCCGGCTTCAGGAGCGCATCGTCAACGCGCGCCTCTCGGCGGAGAAGATCCCGTTCACGCCTGGCGGTATCGCCGTCTTCGAGACGCTGCTGAAGGCGCAGAATGACGAGGGCGTAGACGCTGGCTTCATCGCGCCCAACACCCCCGACACCCCGATCACCGTGGTCATGCCCAAGCTCTCGGCCATCTCCACCGCCGACAAGCAGGCCCGCTGGCTGCGCACCGCGCGCGTGACGTTCACGCTGGCGGGGTCGGTCCACAAGATCTCGGTCACCGTCCAGGCGACGCCGTAAAGGAGCACGTAGATGGCCGAGTGGGACCCGCAAAACTTCACCATCACCGTCGGCGCCAATGACATCGTCGGCTTTGCCGCCGGGACGTTCATCAAGGCCTCGTACAACGAGGACCTCTACATGTTGGAGGTCGGTGCGGATGGCTCGTCTTGCCGCATTCGCAACGCCAACGAGTCGGGGCGCTTCGAGATCACGCTGCTCAAGAGCTCGATGAGCAATGACCTTCTTTCGGCTCAGGCGATCCTCGACCGCGCGACCGGACAGGGTGTCGTCCCGGTCCAGGTCAAGGACGGCAACGGGCTCGCGGTGGCCGCTGCGCGCAACGTCTGGATCATCAAGGTTGCTGACCTCGAGCGTGGCAAGGAGCTCGGGGACGTTACTTGGATCCTCGAAACCGACAAGCTCTCCATCGTTCAAGGTGGCATCCAGTCCCTCACGGGGTAGGATAGGCCATGGACAGAACCCTTCGCATCGGCGACGACGTCTTCTCGGTGAGTCCGCTCACCGGCGAGCGTTCGTTCTTACTTCAGCCGCTCATCGCCCCGGCGATGGCCGACTTCGGCGCCCTCTTCGCTCTCTTCGTGCGCGCATTCGCCAGTGGTGATGAAGAGCCCAAGATCGCGGCGGATGAGGAGCCCAAAGCAAACGCGGTTGTCGAAGCGCTCGACGCGCTCGAGCAGGCCGGCCCGGTCATCGCGCGGCTGTGCTCCAAGCTCCCGCCCGAGCAGCTGAGGACCATCATCCGCGAGCTCCTCGCTGGCGCCACGATGAACGGCAAGCCGCTCTACAGCGTCCAGGGCAACCCGATCGACGTGCTTCTCCAAGGCCGAACGATGGACTTCTGGAGGCTTCTCATCCACGCGATGAGGGTGACCTATCCGGATTTTTTCAGCCTGCTCCGAGGGCTCGGCGTGAGCTCCCGGGGGGCCGCAAACTCCACGCCGTCGAGCACGTCCAACCCTGGCAGTGTTGGCGACTCTGGGTGAGGGGCAAGGCCACGTGGGCCGAGATGGACAGCTGGACACGCCAGCGCATCCTCGACGCCAATGACATGCTCGATGCGCTCGACGAGGCGGACTACGACGAGCGGCGAGAAGCGGAACGAAAGTCGAAGAAGCGCGATAGGTAGTACAACGGGGTCGTCGGTGCTGTTTCCGTGGCTGGCGCCCATACCGAGGAGAAACGTACCATGAGCATCCCCCGCACGACTCACCAGTGGCTCCAGCCCCTCTACAACGTCCTCGACGGACATGCGAGCCGGCCGCTCCAGCTGTCGAGCCCGACCGGCATCGTGGGCTTCTTTGGTGCTTCCGGCATCAAGCAGCCCACTGGCTTGGGTGTTACCGGCTCGGCCGCAGCTGGCGGTGTTACCGGCACCACGTTCTTCGACCTCCGCACCAACGGAGGTACTGGGACCAACTACTACACCTTGACGGACGTCGTCGCGGATCTCAAGGGTTTGGGCATCCTCGCGCGGTAGCACGTCGTGTCCACGATCCTTCGAGAACTTGCTCTCAAGCTCGGCCTTGACGTCGATGCGCAGTCGTTCGCCAAGGGTGAGCTCGCGGCCAAGCTCGTCGAGAAAGGGATCGAGAAGCTCGTCGACATCGCGCACGAGGCCGCCGAGGCGTTCGCCGAGAACGTCAAGGAGGTCATCGAATACGGCGATGAGCTCAACAAGGCCTCGCAGGCATCTGGCATCGCGCGCGACGCGCTCCAGGAGCTGCGTTACGCGGCCAACCTAGCCGATGTCAGCAACGAGGAGTTCACCGCCTCCATCAACGTCTTGACGCGCACCATGCGTGCTGCCAAGGACGGCAGCGAGGAACAAGGCAAGGCCTTCAAGAAGCTCGGCATCCACGTCACGGATGCCAAGGGCAAGCTGCGCGGTGCCGACGACGTCATGTCGGACGTCGCGGAGCACTTGTCGAAAATGCCTGATGGCGCCGAGAAAACGGCGCTCGCAATGCAGTTCTTCGGGCGCGCGGGCGCCAAGATGATCCCGATTCTCAACGAGGGCGCCGATGGGCTCGCTGAGATGCGGCAGGAGGCACGCGACCTCGGTCTCGTCATGGACGACGAGGCGGTCAAGGCTTCCGAGGAGCTCAACGACAATCTGACGCGGCTCAAGATGATCGGCCAGGGTCTGTGGCGCCAAGCCATTGGGCCGCTCATCCCGGCGATGAATCGACTCGTCGAGCGCTTTCTCAAGTGGCGCAAAGAGAATGCGATCATCCTTGGCCAGAAGATTCGGCAATACGTCGGGTACTTGATCAAGGCTGTCGAAGCGCTCGCCGATGCGCTCGGCTTCGTGATCAAGAATATGACGATGATCAAGATTCTCGCGGCGTCGGTGGCTGCCGCCTGGATCGCGATGAACGCGTCGCTGGTTGCATCCTCTGTCGCGGCCGCGGCAACTACAGCGGCCGCGTGGCTCGTCGCCGCCGCGCCCTTCGTTGCCATTGGCGCGGCCATCGCGGCCATGTTGCTCATCTTCGACGATCTCCGTGTCTACGCCAAAGGCGGAGACTCTCTCTTCGGCCGCTGGGAGAAGGCGCTCAAGAGATGGTCCTCGTCAAGCGAGAATGATCCGTGGTGGCTCAAGGCGATCAAGGACACGGTGCAGGGACTCACCGACGCCATCGCGCTCCTTCGTGAATGGGGCGATACGTGGGACCGTGTCATGGGTCGCGCCAACGACGCCATCTCGAATCCGAACATCGCTAAATCAACTTCGCCGGAGTGGAAGAAGAAGCGCGTCGCCGCGATCTACGCCGCGAACGCTATGCCGGATTCGCGTATCGCGGCGCCGGAATTCGGACCGGAGCCAGAGCAGCCCTTCGGAAACCTCACCTCTCCGCAGTCCGCCACGCTACCGCCTGGCGGGGGAGTCTTGCGCGCGCCTGTGACGCAGGTGAATCAGCGCACGTACAAGATCTACCAGTCTCCTGGCATGAGCCCGCAAGACGTCGCCGACGCTATCCAGAGACATGAGGACGCAGCGAACGAGGCCGCCGCCGCGGCATTGGGGGACTAGGTGGCCGACGCCCTCACAGTCATCGCTCGCCCCGGGAAAATCGTAACCGATACGGTTTCGATCACCATGCATGCGGTGGTGACGGAGACGCACGATCTTTCCAACACCGTCACGGATCACCCGGTCGAGGAGGGCGCCAACATCTCCGACCACTCGCGACCGGACCCCGACCGCGTGACCTTCGACGCGCGCATCTCGAATACCCCGCTTTCGACGAAGCAGCAGACACAAGCCGTGAAGTCCGGCGGGTTCACCTTCCAGAGCGCGGCCGCTCAGGCGGCCGGCGCCATCGGGGCGACGGACGGCTTCGCGCAGGGGGAATGGCGTAAGCTCAAGAAGCTCCGCGATGACGGGACGCTCGTCAAAGTTGTCTCCACGATGGGCGACTACGACTCGATGGCCATTGTCTCGATCTCGCTTCCGCGCACCGCCAAGAACTATGACGCGATCTCATTCCTCATCGCCTTCAAGCACGTGCGCGTGGTGCAGAACAAGCTCACGCGCGACGTCAAGACGTCGGTCGCGCCGAAAAAGAAGTCGGCCGGCAACAAGACTCCGAAGGCAGCCGAGCCCGAGGTCGAGAAATCCACGCTGGCGGGCTGGGCCGACGACGGAGCGAAATCGGGAAACAAGACGATCAGCAACCTCGGGAAGCTGGTCGCGCACCCTCCAGCGGGGCTATAGATGCCCCTTCAAATCGATATCCCGCTCTCTGAGGGCGCGCCGCTGCCGTTCTTCGACATGCAGGCCTCGCTCGAGGGCGTGACGTACACGCTCCAGTTCCGCTGGAATGTGCGCAACTCGGCATGGTACCTCGACGTGCTTGACGAAGCTGGCGAGAGCATTCTCGTCGCCGGTGTCAAGGTCGTCGCCGATTGGCCACTCTCCGCCTACACCGTCGATCGCCAGCCACCGGGCGTCTTCATCGCCGCCGACACGACCGGTACAGGTACAGACCCCGCGCTGACGGACTTCGGCGTGCGCGTGGTCCTGCTCTACTACACCTCGACTGAGCTCGGATTGTGAGCAATCTTTACGGCCGGCGTTGCCGTATTCTCGTCTCGACGCCAGCGGCAAGTGGGTTCAGCGCGACCCTCCGTGACGAGCTCGAGATCAACGCGGGCGAGGGCGGCGCTGGCAAGCAGGGGCTTCGCGTCTCCTTCAAGATCAAGAAGACGGACGGCAAGGAGCCGAACACCGCCGAGATCACCATCACCAATCTGTCGCCCGACAACCGCGGCCGCCTTCAGAAGAAGCCAGTCAAGATCACCGTCGAGGCTGGCTACGACGCCGTCGGCGTGTCGCGTATTTGGCGAGGCGACGCGCGCTCGATCGACCACGTGCGCAACGGCCCGGATTGGGACACGACCATCAAGTGCGGCGAGGGCGAGCGCGCGTGGCAGAACGCGCGCGTGAGTGAATCGTTCGCGGCTGGCACCGGCGCCGGCACTGTACTCCAGTACCTCGCCGAACAGAGCGGACTCCAAATCGGGAGCGTTCCGACCGTGGTGGCGAACCTCACCACCACCTTCGATCAAGGCTACGTCGTCAGCGGCCTCTGGCGTGACGAGATGAATCGCCTCGTCAAATCCATCGGCTACACGTGGTCGACGCAGAACGAGACGTTGCAGGTGCTCCTTCCCGGCGCCGCGTCGACGGCCGCTATCCCGCTCATCTCTCCCGACTCGGGGCTCATCGACTCGCCGGAATTCGGCACGCCTGAGAAGAAGGGCAAGCCTGCCTTGATCAAGTTCACGTCGCTATTGATGCCCTCTCTTCCGGGGGCGTTAGTGCGCCTAAGGAGCGCGCGCTACAACGGCATAGTGCGACTCAAGACGGTGGAGATGAACGGCGACACACACGGCGGGGAGTGGTACACCGTCTATCAAGGAGTGCTCTCGCAATGAGCGACCGCGAGGATGATGTCCGCAAGCCGCTACGTTCGGCCGTCATCGCCAAGGCTATCGAGGCATTCGCGCGTCGGTTGCCAGTGTCCGTGCCCGCCAAGGTGGTGCGTGTCGACGCCAATAAGCGCTGTGTCGACTGTAAGGTGCTCGTGATGCGTCCGTTCTTCGACGAGTCGGACGAGCGCCAAGTCGAGAGTATCCCCGTCATCCCGTCGGTGCCTCTCTCTCTCCCGCCGTTCTATACACCCCCCATCTCCGATGGCACGCTTACCTTCGGGGGCTCGACCTTGCCGGCTACCACCGGCATGCTCGTCTGGTGCGATCGTTCGATCGATCGATGGCTCACTGGCAATGGGCGAGAGGTCGACCCAGAGATCGACCACGACCACGCCCTCGCGGACGCATGGTTCGTGCCTGGTCTCTTCGCCTATGGCGCGGTGCCATTCGCGTTGCCTCAAAGTTATATTCTCGCTGGGAGCAGCACTGTCGGTGCCGACTACGTGGCGTTGGCGCAGAAGGTCGACGACCTCAACAACGCGCTCAGGGCTGCCATCACAGCCGGAAAGAGTGCAGTAACTCCACAGGATGGTGGGTTGGCGGCGTTCACCGCTCTTGATGCAGCTCTGAAACCGCCAGCACTGACCTACACGTGGCCCACCAGCGTGGCCGCTACGGAGTTCAAGGCCAAGTAGTCGTTTGTGACACATGCACGCGGATAGCATGGACACGTGGCTGATCCGGTTCGCGATTTTGGTCTTTCCACCGACGGAGACATGGCGTTTGCCAATGGCGACCGCGTTCTCGTCTCCGGCGCCGCGGCCGTTCGTCAAGGTGTGAAGGTCCGAATTCTCGTCTTCCTCGGCGAGGTCATCCTTGACCAGACCATCGGCGTTGACTACCGGAATCAGATCCTGATCAAGAACCCCGACCCGTTGGTAGTGCGTGAGCTGATCAAGGATCAGATCGCCTCCGTCCCCGACGTACTCGAGGTCGTGGGGGCCGATCTCCAGATTGACCGCGCCACGCGCACCGCAACCATTCGTTACCAATATCGCGACAAGTATTCGACGCGTCCCATCGACGACAGCGTCTCGGTCTCTACCAGCGGGGTTGCCTGATGCCGACATACGGACCGACGGCCGCGGGGTGGGTGGGCAAGCCTGCCGCGACTGTGCAGAGTGAGTTGGATGCCGGCTACCGCGCCATCATCGGCGATAGCGCCGGCACTGAGGCCGACGGGTCCATCCCCCTCAACTCTGTCGTCGGCCAGGAGATCGTTCTCCTCACCGACGCACTCAGCTCGCAGTGGGACCTGCTCCAAGCGACTGTCTCAGCTTTCGACCCTAACCAAGCAAGCGATGCGGAGCTCGACGCCGTGTGCGCACTCACCGGGACCACGCGCGAGCCACAGACCTTCTCAACGGTGACGGAGACTTGTACGGGTACGCCACTCACTGTACTCAACGTTGGTCGAGCCGTTGAAACCGCCGATACTGGCGCCCGCTTCACCTCGACGGCAGCAGGGACTATTACGGCCCTCACCGCGTGGGCGGCTCTCACGGTCTACACGGCAGGCGATCGACGGACCAACGCCAGTCGCTGCTACGTCTGCATCACCACCGGCACTTCGGCCGGGTCGGGCGGGCCGACAACAACCGACGTGGACATTGTTGACGGGACCGCCCATTGGAAGTACCTAGGCGAGGGGGCCGGAGCCGTCGACATCGCTTTCGAGGCTACTGTAGCGGGCGCTGTCGGGGCGTTGGCGGGGGAGCTCACCGAGATCGCGACACCCGTCGACGGTTGGCAGAACGCGACCAACCTGACTGATGCCAATCCGGGTGCCCTCAAGGAAGCGGATCCGGCGTTGCGCGCGCGTCGCGAGGCCGAGCTCGCTGGGCAGGGTGGCTCAACCGCAGACGCCATCCGCGCGGCCATCCTCAGCGTGAACGAGGGCTCGAGCGATCCGGCGCACCAGCCGCCGACCAGTTGCACAGTGTTCTACAACGACACCGACGTCACGGATCCCGACGGCCTACCACCGCACTCCGTCGAGATTCTCGTCCAGGACGGAACCGACCAGGACATCACGCAGGCCGTGTGGACGGCAGTCGGCGCAGGCACGGCGACCGTCGGCAATCAGACCGGCACGGCGACGGACTCTGAGGGCAACCCGCAGACGGTGTACTGGTCCCGCCCGGAGGAGGTGCCGATCTATGTGACGGCCAACCTCGGCTACGACGCTACCCAGTGGCCCGCCGGTACGACCGATGCCCTCGTTGCTCAGGCCGGACTCTCCGCACTCCTGACCTACGGAGTCAACATCGTGCAAATCGGTGTCGACGTGCGCTTCACCAAGTTGGCGTCCGTTTTCCTCACCGGGCCAAGCGAAACGGACTCGACAGGGACCGCGGTCGTGCCGGCCGCGGAGGGCTCTGTCGCCGCGCCAGGAATTCTCGAGGTCACGTCCCTCACTTTCGGCACGTCTCCGTCTCCGGTGACTTCGACGACAGTGGCGATCTCGCGGCGGCAGATCTCGACTTTCGATTCTACCCGGTGCGTGATCACTGCCAGTGCTGAGACCCCATAGTGGCGATCGACTACATCACCGATTGGTCCTCGCGCTTGAAGTCGCGGCTGTACGAGCAGTTCAAGTACAAGCCGAACTTCGTCGCGTGGGCCGAGATGATCGCTCGGCAGGTGCAAGATCTCGAAGACGCGACGCAGGCACTGCGCACTATCATCTCCATCGACGACAGCGTTGGTCCACAACTCGACAATCTCGGTCGCATCATCGGTCAGGTACGCACGGGCATCGACGACGCAACGTATCGCCTTTACCTTCGCGCGCGCATCGCCGCCAATAAGAGCAACGGCACGGCCGAGAACATTTACCGGGTCTTCCGCGCTCTCTTCGGCAACATCGGTTTCACCATCCGCCAGGGCGGAAACAAAAGCTTCGCGTTGACGATCCGCACCCCTCTGACCGCAGCGCAGGTCGCGGTAGCTGTCTCTTTTCTTCGCGACTCCAAAGAAGCCGGAGCGAGAGCGAATTTGGAGTATACGACCGTCGATGATACAGGTGGGCCGACAGACAACATCCTGCGCTGGGACGTCGCCGGCCACGGCTTCGACGTCTCCGTGTGGGGCAACGCGACGCAGGTGTAGTATCCTCCGGGCATGACCTTCCAGCGGCCTACGAGCTACGGTTTTTGGGCGAGCGGGCCTTCCGGCAACGTCGCCGAACCCATCACCGCCGACAAGGCGCAGGGCTTTCTACCGACGGGAATCGCCCGCAGCTCCTACGCCAACTGGCTCTGGGGTATCGATGGGCAGTGGAACGGGTATCTCGATCAAGCCATCGCAGCTCCGTACTTCGGGCCGACTTCCGTCGACGGTGACGTGATTCTAAGTGGTGTTACCACCTACATCATGTCGCGCAATTTGGTCCTCGGAGACCTCGCCATCGGGCCGAGCGCCATCTTCGACACCAATGGCTACATCCCGATCGTACGCGGAGCTCTCACCGGAGTCTCCGGCATCATTCGCTGCAACGGTGGGGTTGGTGGCGTGGGATTGTCCGGGGCGCAACAGTCTCCTGGCTTTGGCGCCAGCGGACCTCTGGCGGGCGCGCGCGGCGGCGGGACGACCGGTGTCCTCTTCAACGCAACTCGTATCGGTCTGAGCGTCATCGCCTCTCTCGGCGGCGCTGGCGGTGCGGGTTCCTCCGGCGCGGCAAGCAACAACCAGGGAGCAGGTGGCACCTGTGTTGGCCCCAGCAATTACTATGGCGCGGTGCCGGCTATCTTTGAGGGCATCGTGCGCTGGTCGGTGACAGACCCCTCGACGGGACAGCCGCTTGGTCCGACCCACGCGTATTTCAGTGGCGGCGGCGGCGGCGGCCGTGGCAGCAACGACGCCAGTACACTAGGTGCCGGCGGTGGTGGGGGTGGTGGGGGTGTCGTGCTGATCCCAGTACGAGAGGTCAACTTCAAGGGCACGGTGCAGGTCCGCGGCGGAGACGGAGGGGCAGGCGGTGGAACCGGATCAGGTGGTGGTGGTGGTGGCGGCGGCGGGGCCTTCGTTCTCCCTTACGTCAAGATTACCAATCTGTCCGTCACCGTCGACGCTCGAGGGGGAACGGGAGGTGCTGCGGCAGCAGCAGGAGCTTCGCATTTCAACGGTACTCCGGGTACTCCCGGAGCGACCGCGCCGATTCTGATCCCTCTGTACGGGACCTAGTTCACCGTCCGCGCGCAGCGCAGTAGGTACCAGCCCGTCAGTTTCGAATAGCGCACACCGTCAGCGACGGAGTACCAGCCGTATGACCCGTTGGGATCGCGGAAGAGTTCGCGTGAGATGCCGTTCGTAGGAACGGAAGCGCCAAAGAAATCCAAACCCTCCATAACTTCCCACTCGGTCGACGTCGGCAATCGAGCGCCCTCGTTCGCGCACGTCGCACTGGCGAGCTCGATGTTGTCGGTCAGGCCCCACACCGAGGGCGAGACTTCGACTTCAAAGGTCCCGTCCTCCGTGCGGTAGGCCGTCCAACCTTCGTGCACCGAGGGCACCGCCGAAGGATGCACCCTCTCGGTCGGCAGTTCGCGAGTACCGCACCCGACCAACAGCAACGCGCCCAGACTCAACCATGCGAGCACCGCGAGGCGAAGCGCGGCCGCGCGCGAGCGCGTGCCGCGCTTCCGATCGAGCGCCTCGACCTCGTCATCCGCCAAGCGAGTCATGATCGGGGTCGTCAGGTTCTTGTCCGTGGAGCGAGGCCGTCCGAGCTTGTTCATTTGTCCCTCCCGAGATGATTTATAATTACAAAACTCCTCCTCGTCAAGGCCTATTCCCGAATCGGCGATAAAGCTCGTGACACAAGCAACGACGTAGCATTGCACCATGTCCGTCGCCGTAACCGCTCTGACGATCAACGTCGGCACGCCGCAGCAACTCGAGGTCGCGCAGGGGGAGGACCGCGAGTTTCACCTCCTCTTCGTGAACACGACCCCGGTCGACTTCACGGGCGCGCTCGGCATCGTCATGACGGTTCGCAACCGGACCACGGGCGCACTGGTTTTCGCTCGCAATTACACCGGCTTCGTCAATAGCGACCCAACCAGCGGCAACGTCATTTTCTCGATCAGCAGCTGGGACACGGTCATTCAGGCGCCCGGGCCCTACAATGTCGATGTCTTCTGGACCGACGCGAGCAACAACCGCGCGCAAGTCCTGGCTCTTTCGACGTTCCAGATCCTCGACAGCTCCTCACAATTTCCGGATGACGTCGTTACTTCCGTCGTCCCTCCACCGCTCGTCTTCGGCCTCACCTGGCGTGGTTCGTGGTCAGCGCTGGCTACCGGGAGCTACAACCTCAACGACGCCGTGCAAGCCGCCGACGGCAGTCTGGGCGCCACGGCGATCTCGACCTTCCGCGCTGCGCAGGGTGTGACCACCTATCCGGTGGGCCCGACTGGAGTCCTCGCCACCGGATGGGCCTACGTCGGACAACACGGCGGCGCCGGCGCCACCGGCCCAACCGGTCCGCGCGGCGCCACAGGTGCGCAGGGAGTCACCGGCGTGACCGGCCCGACGGGTTCTGCAGGCGCGACTGGTGCTACCGGTCCGCAGGGCCCCACTGGCGCGCGAGGGGTCACGGGTATCACAGGTGCCACCGGTCCTACCGGTCCCGCGGGCGCTACCGGAGTGACAGGTCCCCAGGGCCCTACTGGAGCTCGCGGTGTCACTGGCGTCACGGGGGCTACCGGGCCCACCGGACCGGCCGGTACCACGGGCGTAACCGGCCCGACCGGAGCGCGTGGAGCAACTGGCCCGACTGGTCCCGTGGGCGCTACTGGCGCGACCGGGCCGACAGGGCCGGCGGGCGCCGTCGGCGCGCGAGGCAACACCGGCCCGACTGGTCCGGCCGGAGCCACCGGTGCAACCGGTCCTACCGGCCCCGCGGGCGCAGTGGGCGCGCGTGGCAATACCGGCCCAACCGGGCCCGCCGGCGCAACAGGAGCCACCGGCCCGACCGGGCCCGCCGGCGCAGTGGGCGCGCGCGGGAACACCGGTGCGACTGGACCGGCGGGCGCCGCAGGTGCGACCGGCCCGGCAGGCGTTGCAGGTGCGACTGGGGTCACCGGTGCCACCGGACCGCGCGGCGCTACCGGACCGACTGGTCCTGCGGGCGCGACTGGACCTACCGGCCCGGCTGGCGTCACTGGCGCGACCGGTCCTGCGGGCGCCACGGGTCTTCTCGGATTGACAGCGGGCTTCTCGGGACAGCGAGTCGACTACGTCGGCGGCGGGCAGATCCAGACGCGCTGGATCGCGACGCACTACACCGCCGCCGCTGGAGACTACGGGATCTTCATCACGTCGACGGGGGCCTCGCTCGCCGTCTACCTCGGAGCATCTGGCACGCCGACAGGAGTCGTCTACCTCATCAAGGACGCCGCCGGTGGCGCCGGTGTCAGCTACCCGATCAACATCCGCGGCGTGTCAGGTTCAGTCGACCAGTCCCCGACCGGCATCGCCATCCAGTCCCCGCTGGGCGTCGTCGGGGTGGTCTGTGACGGCAAATCCAACTGGTTCACCATCTGATGCACGGCATCGGCGCAGCGTCTAAAACTCGCGGGCGTTCTAGGCTTTTTCGCTCGAGCACCCCCGTTCCTGTCGGGTCTACCTCTCCCGTCGGAGTCACGCGCGTCTACACGGCGCCGATGATTCTCCCTCGAGACGTCGGCGCGTTCACGCTTCGCGGTGCCAATCGGACCTACGCTGCCGGCGCTGGCGCGTCGGTCACCGTCGACTTCGCCAACTACTCCAGCGACGGGGCCGGCAGTCCGACCGGGACCTTGCTCACGTCGCTCCTGAGCAAGACGCTCCCTGGCGATGGCACGGTGGCCACCATCGGGCAGATGCGCGCCGCTCCCGGCAGCGACAAGCGGACGGTGTTGCAATTCAATTTCCCCAATCCGACGTTCTCCCACATCTTCCCGACGCTGACCTTCGGCCAATATGCCGAGAGCGCCAGCGATGTCACGACGATTCCAACGTTCACCGGCACCAACCCGGACCCCGTGTATTGGCTGTGGCTTGAGTACCTGACATCCAAGCGCAGGATTGTCGTCATTGGGGACTCAATCTCCGCGGGCTATGCGTGCGGATGGGACAATGCTGCGTGGAATCAACTAGCCGCGAGCAAGGATATCGCCGTCTGCATTGAAGGCGTCGTCCAGTACGGAAGCTACCTGAACTTCGACCCGTCAACGAATCCCGCCTTATGGGACATGCTGGCGGACATCATCCCGGGTGCCGACGTGGTGGTGCAGCTCGGGACCAACGACCTCAACTACAACGACCTGCCGACGATGGAGAACGCGGCGAAGCTGTTGTTCGCCTATATTCGGCGGTTCTCGCCGCGCACGCTGCGAGGATGGACCGTGTTCCCGGCCGCGGGCTACCCAGGCACGGACACGGTGCGCACCAGCTTCAACGCGGACTTCTTAGCTAACTTCAAGGCCTGGGGACTCGACGGTGTGTACGACGCGGCTGCCAGTCGGCTTGCGACCGTGCCCGGCATGGCCGACGACGTCAACCCGCTCGTCATGTACAGCGGCTACGACAGCGGCGACGGCAGCCATCCCAATACCGCCGGGCAAACTGTGATCGCCAGCGCCTGGACGAAAGCGCTCTCCCTGTAATCCGCTTGCACACCAACTGTTGCGCGTGGTCTATTTGTGTCACAAACGGATGGCACAAGAAGACCTGGATGAATTCGCCGAGGACGATCAGACCAAGTCTAAGGTCATCCACGTGCGGGTGGACCAGGAGACCTGGCGACGTATGCGGCGAGAAGTGCTTCGCGTAGACAAGAAACCCTCCGACTGGATCCGCTCTTCTCTCATTGCCGCACTCGACGGGCCCAAGCGCATTGAGGGACTCGTTCGAGAAGCCCTACTTCACGCCTTCGAGACTCCCGATACCATCACTGCCGCCGTCGCCTCCATCAAAGGGGCCGAGGGCGCGCGCGCGGAGCAGGAGGCCCGGGCGGCAGAGCTGGCGGAACGGAAGATCGAGGCGGAGCGGGCGGCCAAGGATGCCAGCGCCAAGGCCGAGCGCGCGCGGCGTGCGGCCTTGGAGGCAAGCGAGGCGGAGGAGGCGGCGCGCGCGGCGCTAGACCGTGTCTCGGCAGACATCGTGAAAAAGGTCATGGAGAGCAAATGATTGAACTGTCCCTCGCCATCATCGCCAAGGACGAGGAGGAGAATCTCGACGCCTGCCTCTCCTCCATCCGCGGCTGCGTCGACGAGATCGTTGTCGTCGACACTGGCTCGACCGATCGCACTATCGACGTCGCCGTCAAGCACGGCTCGCGCGTTTATCCGTTCAACCCAACCACCAACCCGGAAGCGTTTTTCAAGGACGACGACACCACTTGCACTGCCTTCGGCGCGCCCGGGCCGTTCTCGGGAGAGGTCATGCTTGGCGACTTCGGCGCGGCGCGGCGGTGCTCGTTTGCGCAGACGCGTGGGGAGTTCGTCCTCTGGCTCGACTCGGACGATGTGCTCGAGGGGGCCGAGCATCTGCGTACCGCCGTCGCGACGATGAAGGCGCAGCGTCTGGACATGGGCTTCCTCGCCTACGACTACGCGCGCGATCACGTGGGCCGGACCTTCTATCGGCAGTGGCGGGAGCGCATCATCCGACGTGACGCAGCCACATGGGTCAACCCGGTGCACGAAGTTCTCATGCCGACTCGCAACGTGACGTCGCAGCGTTTCGAGGGCCTCACCGTCGCGCACCGGCGCAAGGCTGACCGGAAGAATTGCGCCCCCAATCGCAACTACAAGATCCTCTTGCGCCAGTATCATCAGGAGAAGCAGAACGGCACGGTTACCGACCCACGCACCCTCTTCTATCTTGGGCAAGAAGCACGGTGGGTCGAGCCGGTCAAGGCGGCGACCTTCTATGAAGAGTACCTTCAGCGCTCGGGATGGCCCGAGGAGCGTGCGGCGGCGCACGTGGCGCTGGGATCGATGCGGGAGTTTGGCCAGCTGGGTGGCACGCCGGCAGAGAGCTACGCCATCGCGGACCGCGAATACGCCGTGGCGGCGGCGGAGATGCCAGGGAACCCCGACGGACTCTTCGGGATGGCGCGCATCGCCTACCTGCGCGAGCGGTGGCAAGAGTGCGTGGACTACACCGCCCGCGCTCAAGCCATCGGCAACACCGAGTCGATGTTGGGCGCCAACCCGATGGACCGGCTCTACCGCCCGCATGTCTACCTCAACTACGCGCTGCACAAGCTCGGTAGGCTCGAGGATGCGGTGGCTAGCTGCCGCGCAGGCTTGGCCGTGTGTCCCGACGATCCCGGCGTACCCAACGGGCCGCCCGGCATGCTCCGTCACAACCTCGACGGCTACGAGCGCGAGCTCGCAGCGCGCGCCGCGAAAAGTGCCCTGCCAACGGCGGAACGCCCCGTCGTCGCCGAGTTCGACAAGAACGAGGACGTCGACGCGCCCGCGCGCGCGGGCATCCACCAGGATGTGCTCATCATCTGGGCTATGCAGCTGTGGAAGCAGAACGTCGCGCGCAACGACGAGTTCGGCGCACGCGGGGTGCTCCGCGCCATTAGCTGGATCCAGGACCCGGCGGTCGAGCGCATGCGCGCGGCGACGGATCGGCGGTGGGCTCCGCCAGGTGCCGGAGCGACGGTGTTGCGAATCGATCCGCAAACCTTCAAGCAGCGCACCTATGAGATCTACCAGTCACCGGGCATGAGTCCACAGGACGTTGCCAACGCCATCCAGCATCACGAACCTGAGTGGGGCCGGAAAGTCGCCTCGCGCGAGGGTTCTCTCCGCATCGTCTTCTACCTTGGCCCGTGTTTCGAGCGCTGGGACCCGACGTCCCTCGACCGCGGCATCGGCGGGAGCGAGACGGCCGCCATTCACATGGCGCACGAGCTCGCGGCCCGCGGGCACAACGTGAACGTCTATGCGGACCCAGAGACGCCGGGCACCTACGAGGGCGTCTGCTACCGCCGGCACGAGAAGTTCGCGGGCGGGCAGTGCGACGTCTTCATCGCCTCGCGCGCACCGTGGGCTATCTCGCAGTTCGGCGAGGTGCGTGCGCCCGTCAAGCTCCTCTGGGTGCACGATGTCGACGTCGGCCCCGACTCGCCGCAGATGCAGCGCCACCTGTTGGCGTTCGACCGCGTGCTCTGCCTATCGCAGTGGCACCGCGGCCACTTCCTCTCGCAGTACCCCGGACTCGACCCGGAGAAGGTGCTCGTCACGCGCAACGGGATCGACCCGGGGCGGTTCTCGTCCGAGGCGCTACGCTGCGGCGCTTGTGGCGGGGGGTTCTCCGGTGGCGTGAAACCGTGCCCGGTCTGCAATGACAAGCCGGCTTCCAGGCGCAACCGCCTCGTCTGGTCGAGCTCGCCGCCGCGAGGGCTCGACAACATGCTCTACAACTTCCGCCTCGTCCGGCAGCACGTGCCCGACGCGGAGCTGCACGTCTACTACGGCTTCGACTGCTGGGAGGCGTTCGCGCGCTCCCGCGGGAGTCAGCCGGAGCTGGACGAGATCGCGCGCTACCGAGCGCTCCTGCCCCCGATCGGTCAGATGCGCGACGGTGTCGTCTACCATGGGCGCGTGGGCCAGCGCGAGCTGGCCGAAGCGTTCTTGCGCGCCAAGGTGTGGCCGTACCTGACGGGGTTCCCGGAGACGTCGTGCATCTCCGCTATGGAGGCGCAGGCCGCCGGGTGCCTGCCGGTATGCAGCAATGTCGCCGCGCTGCCGGAGACGGTCAAACATGGCATCCTCGTCGACGTCACGCGCGCCGATGCCCCGCAGGCGTGGTTCCAGTCGGTCGTGCGCGCGCTCACGGATGAGGAGTGGCGCCGGCCTCAGGCGGAGGCGGCGCGCGCATACGCGCTCGAGAACCTCAGCTGGCGCGCGCTCGCGGGCGAGTGGGAGGTGCTGTTCGCGCGCGTAGCGGAGGAGCTGCGCGCCAACCCGCTGTCGAAGTACGTCGAGGTCGGGTGATGAGCGACGGTCTCGTGCTCCTGACTCTCATCGGCGCGGCCGCGTTGTGGCTCAACGAGCGCGCGTGGCGCAAGCAGGTGCAGCGCGACCGCGACCAGTGGATGGAGCGCGCGCTCAAAGAACAGCGACTTGTCAGTGAGACGCAAGAGATGAACTGGCAGCTCCTCGACAAGCTCAAGCGCGCGACGGGCGCGCGGAAGGACGTGAACTAGTGAAGATCGCCGTCATCGGTTGTGGGTTCGTCGGCGGAGCCACGCTCCGTTGGTTCCAGGAGACCAATCAGGACGTCGTTGCCCACGATCCACCCAAAGGCCTCGTCGCCGATCTCGCGCGCGCGGACACCTTCTTCGTGTGCGTGCCGACGCCATACGTGGCGGCGGGCCACGACACCTCCATCGTCGAATCGGTCGTGGCCGAGATCCCCGGGAGCAAGACGGTGGCGGTCAAGTCGACCGTGCTCCCTGGCACGACCGACGCCCTCCAGAAGAAGTTCCCGCAACACCGCCTTCTCTTCTGCCCGGAGTTCCTCCGCGAGCGCCACGCCTACGACGACTTCGCGCACCCGGACCGCCAGGTGGTGGGCATCACTTCGACCGACCAACTTCCCGAAGCGCGCAAGCTCCTCAGTATCCTTCCCATCGCCGCGCGCACCAGCATCGTGCACGCGCGCGTGGCGGAGATGACGAAGTATTTTAGCAACTGCTACCTGTCGATGCGCGTCACGTTCGCCAACCAAATGGCGGATCTCTGCGGAGCCGCCGAGATCGACTACGAGGAGGTCAAGGAGCTTGCCGAGGCCGACCCGCGCATCGGCCGCGGCTACCTCGACGTCAGCACCGACGGCTACCGCGGCTATGGCGGGACGTGCTTCCCGAAGGACATGCGCGCGCTCGTCGAGCTCGGCCGGCGCGTCGGCTCGCCGATGTCCGTCCTCGAGACGTGCGAGACTTACAACAACGAGCTGCTCGACCTCCAGGGCCAGCACCAGTGGCTCGTGAAGCCGTGAGCGACGTCTGGAAGGGCGCGGACGTCGCCGGGTGGGGCGTCGAGCTGCTCAAGTCGGTCCGCTTCAGCGTCGAGCGCAAGCTCACCGTCGCGATGATTTACGGCGAGTTCTCGAGCGCCATCCACGGCCCGTTTGACTTCGCCGAGCTCGCCGACGCCGCGCTCACCGGCTCAGAAGGCTCGTTCTTCAACCTCGCACGTAGCCTCGCCGAACGCGGCCACCGCGTCGTCGTTCTCGCGCCGGCGCTGGCGCCGCACGAACACGAATCAGGCGCGATCATGCTGCCGCTGCGTCCGACCATCGACGGTCTCCGCGACATGACCGAGCTCGATGCGGTGATCGCCTGGAACGAGCCCGACTACCTCGCCCACGCGCCCGCGGGCGCGCTGCGCGTGGTCGACCAGCAGCTCAACGACTGGGGGTACTGCAAACCCAGGTGGCAAGACCTCGTCGACTGTTTCGTCTTTCCGTCGCGTTCGTCTTTCGGGAATCACTTGAGCCAAGTCGGCGCACTGCACAATACTCCTTCGGAGATCATCCCCAACAGCGTTGACCTCGACCTCTTCGCTGGGCCGGCGCCGGAGCGTCACCCCCACCGCGTCGTCTATTGCTCCTCGCCGGACCGAGGACTGCACCACCTCCTCGCCATGTGGCCGGCGATCCGCGCGCGCGTGCCCGATGCCGAGCTCAAGATCTTCTACCGCCTCGTCCCGTGGCTCCAGGCCAACCTACTCAATCCCGACGAGGTCGGCCGCCGGGCACGCTACGTCGAAGCTGCGCTCTACCGAATGCATGAAGGTTTCGGCGTTGAGGTCGTGGGCCCGGTCAACAACCGGGAGATGGCGCGCCAGCTGCGCTCCGCGGCCGTGCTCGCTTACCCCTGCGACCCCGTGCGCTACACGGAGGGATTCGGGTGCAGCGTGCTAGATGCATGCGCGGCTGAGTGTTTGCCCATCATTAGCGATGCGGATGCGTTTCCTGAGGTGCATGGAAGAGCCACGGTGGTGATCGCCAATAATCCGACGCCGCAGGCGTGCAGCGGCACGTGGATTGATCAAATCGTTTACGGACTGGGCAAGCCATCTCCCGATGAGTCCAAGGCGATGGCCGTCCACGCCGCTGCGCACTCCCGCCAGAAGATCGCCGAGCAGTGGGAGCGCCTGCTCCTCACCGCGCGTCGCTGATTCCAGTGTGACACACGCCAGCGGGTAGCATCGCCACATGGCGATTGTCCTACCGCGACTCACCGGCGTACTCGAGAACTCCGTCGGGTCCGGCGCGGTCAAGCAATTCGCCCAGTCTCGTACCTTCCAGCGCGCCGCCTCCGGCACCGTCGCCATCACCTGCTTCCAGGCCGATGGCGAGCGCCTCAACGTTACCGGCGGCGTCCTCGTCTGGACGGTCGTGGACGATCGCGGCGAAGAGATCTTCGCCCGCTCCGCCGACTTCACCAACGCCGCGCAGGGCGAGGCTACCTTCACCTTCGTCACCGAGGACACCGACCAGGCTGGCGGCATCGAGAACAGCAATGTCGTCGGTCGCCATGACGTCGCCTTCCTCGACGAGGCCGGGACCTACGGCGTCCCCGGCGCCATCTATCAGCTCGTCCCACCATCTACTCTCTACCTGGGCGCGCTCCTCCTCCCCATCCCGCCGGTGGTCGATCCCCTGCCGGCGCAGCTGCCGTTCTCGCCCGGCGCCACCGGGCCACAGGGGGCGACCGGGCCGCAAGGGGCGACTGGTCCCACGGGTCCACAAGGCGTCACCGGTCCGATCGGACCGGGCGGCGGACAGCCTGGCGTCACCGGTGCCACCGGGCCTACGGGTCCGCGCGGGGCGACCGGTCCGCAAGGAGTGACGGGCGCCGGGGTCAACGGCGCGACCGGTGCTACTGGTCCGACTGGACCAGCGGGAGCGCAAGGCGCGACCGGGCCGGCGGGTGCCGCCGGAGCGACAGGCGCAACCGGGCCGACGGGCCCGGCGGGTGCTACCGGAGCGACTGGTCCGACAGGCCCGGCCGGTGCCACCGGGCGCACGGGAGCCACCGGACCAGTGGGTGCGCAGGGAGTCACCGGCGCAACTGGTCCCACGGGTCCAGCCGGCGCGACAGGCCCGCAAGGAATACAAGGAGTTACAGGGGCAACTGGGCCCACCGGTCCGGCGGGAGCGCAGGGGGCGACCGGTCCACAGGGCGTCACTGGCGCGACGGGTCCGACGGGGCCACAGGGGCCCACGGGGCCGCTAGGAGGCGGACCTCCGGGTGCCACCGGTGCGACCGGGCCGACTGGTCCAGCCGGCGCGACGGGCTCGACCGGTCCCGCGGGTGCTACAGGACCTCAGGGAATTCAAGGCGTCACGGGCGCCACGGGACCGACAGGACCGGCGGGGAGCACGGGCCCAGCCGGAGTTACCGGCGCAACCGGTCCACAAGGAGCTCAGGGCACGCAAGGCGTCACCGGTGCGACAGGACCCACCGGGCCTCAAGGAGCTACCGGACCAGCTGGTAGTGGCGGCGGAGCAGCTACGTCTCTGCAAGGCGCCTACGGCGCTGGCGACACAGGTCAAGCCTTCATCGCGCTTGGTCCGACCGCTTCACTGCGCTTGGGCGTGATGATTCGCGATGCCTCGGGAGGCATCACCGGCGGCATGCTCTTCGGAGTCCAGGACGCCTCCGGCACGACCACCTACGCTTGGATCTCCCCTACTGGGATCCAAGCCGGAGCTATCCGGCTCGATACCAACTTCCGAGTTGACGGCGCGCGAGCCGATTTCGGGGTGCCAGCGCGTCCCAACACTGACGTGGCCTTCGCCCTCGGCGCGACCAACTTGCGCTGGCGCGGGCTCTACAACGCCGGCCCGCTCGGAGGAGGGTACACCCAGGCCGGTATGGGCGCGGCCAGTGGCTTCACCGCCAGCGCGCGCAACCTCTTCGTCGGGCTGACCGGAGCCTCTGGCGCGCGCGTCCTTCAACTCCCCGCGGCGAATCAGTTCTATGCCGGACAGATGTTGGTAGTCGGCGACGTCGCCGGGGGTAGCAATCCCTTGGCGATCAAGTCCGGCCCTGGCGACCTCGTCAACGGCTCCTCGGGTGCCACGCTGTCGGCCCCATACGCGGCGGGGATCCTGGTGAGCGATGGAGCCACCAGCTGGTACCAGTGGGCAGGAGCTACTGGGCCGACCGGTTCGCAGGGCGTCACAGGTGCGACCGGCCCCACTGGTCCAGCCGGTGCGCAAGGCGTAACCGGAGCCACCGGGCCAACGGGTCCAGCTGGCGTCACCGGCGCGACCGGTCCGACGGGGCCGGTCGGCGCGACAGGCCCAGTGGGCTTCCAGTTCGTCGCACAGAATGATGTGGCCAGCGCGGGCGCAGCCAACACGAGCTCGTCCACTTTCGTTGACATTGGCGACAACGGCAGCACGACAGGGTTCCCTGACTGGACGGTCAACATCACCTCGACGGGAACCTATCTCGTCAGAGTCACGATCCAGTTCTTCCAGTCAGTCAACCCGCTTACTTACTTCCAGCTCCTCATGGACGGCGTGGCAGTCACCGGCCAGGGTACCAACGCAGTCGGGATTAGCCAGGCGAACATCAACTACACCGCCACCTTTGATGTCCTCGTACCGGTCAACTCTGTCGGCAACCACACCTTCCGTGTGCGCTGGAAAACGGAGGGGACAAGTACCGCCAACATTGGCAGCGGTGACGCGTACCGGCGGCAGATCACGATCGCGGGCGGAGCGGGCGCGCCCAACACGCTCCAGTCTGCCTACGGCAATGGCGTCTCTGGCGGCACGGGTGGGGACATCCGCCTCGGTCCCACCGGGTTCTACGGGGTGCGCGTGCTCAACCAGTCAGGCGGCATCGCGACTGGGCCCATCTTCGCGGTGCAGGACATCTCCGGCGTCACTAACTATTTCCGCGCTACACCGACGGGTATCGACACCTTCGGCTACGCACAGATGCGTCGGCTCGGCTTCTCCGGTGCTGCCATCGGGACCAACAGCTTTACCGGCTCAAGATTCGGCAACTCGGCCGGTTCGATCACGGGCTACACTGGGACCGACAGCCAAGGGCAATTCACGATCGTGGTTGGAGTCACAGGTTACACTCTGAATCCGGTGGTCACCATGTTCTTCGCCGACGGCCCGCGTGCGGCGCCGCGCTACATCTCCAAGCTCCGTAATTTCTCCCCGACGTTCTTGGCACCGTATCTCGTCGACAACGAGACGGCGACAAGCGTGAGTTGGACCTTGGTTGGCAACGGTGTCGATATGGGCGCACCGACGGCACTAGGTTTCTACACGATCGAATACATCGGGGTGGGATGACAGGCGTACGCCAGTAAAATTACCGTTGACGCATCTACGTCCGCGCGCGAGCATGTCCGCATGCAACTCACCTTCGCGCCAGAGATCCACATCAAGCAGCCCTACGGCTACAAATATGCGGTCATTACCAGTGGCACCATGCATGACCATGCCACTGGTTGGACGCATGACGACGAGCAATCCGTGCGCGATCGCTGGTGGCACATCAAGCCAGGCGAGGTGGTGCTCGACGGTGGCGCCGCGTTCGGCAGCTACTGCCTGAGCGCACTGGCGATGGGTGCTCGAGTGGTGGCGTTCTCCCCGGCGGAGCTCGACACGATCGTGCTCGCCAAGAACCTCACCCTCAACCCTGACCTCGCCCAGCGCTGCCTTCTCGTCCGCGACGGGCTGCACGAGGCCGATGGGTGGTTCGACTCGCACGACTCGAAGTTCTACCCCGATCCGCAGACCGAGCCGCGCACGGCCGACGATAACGGCAGGTGGCTGCGCGTGCGTGCGCTCGACTCGTTCCTCGAGGAGAGGCCCGGCATCGACCGCGTCGATTGGCTCAAGCTGGACGTCGAAGGCGCCGAGCTAGGTGTGCTCCGCGGTGCCGAGCAGATGCTCCGCCGCCACCGGCCGAAGCTGCTGATCGAGCTCCACCAATTCCATGTGTCGGACATGCCGCAACAGGTGGCCGCCTACCTGGCGTCGCTCAACCTCGGCTACTGTGTCGACGGCCCGGTGCCACACTGCGCGGTCAGCCATGCGCTGTACGTGTGCCGGTGATCTGCCGCGACTGTGGCACGGAGGCCGCGCCGAAGTACCGCGAGAGCTGCCCGCGTTGCGGCGGGGAGTTGGCAGAGCCGAAAGCGCCCGAGAAGCCGGCTCCTCGGCCGATTACCTGGGGTTGCCTGACCATCAATGGCATCGACGTCAGCGGCTTCATCTCGGACGTGTCCTACTCCTCGGACGAGTAATCCGCTATTTCCCGTTGCGCCCGCCGGCCGTCAACCGCTATCCTCCGACCATGACCCACAAAGAGTACGTCGAGGCTGTCGCCCGCGGCGAGTGGCCCGTGAGCCCGCGTGTTCCGGTGCCGACTCCCGACTTCGAGGATACGCGCGGACAGATCTTCAATCTCCTCCTCCTCGACGTCGCGAGCGTCTCTCAGATCTATAGCCATCGCGGGACGGTGCGCGCCAATCACTGGCACAAAGAAGACTGGCACTTCGCATTGGTCCTCAAAGGTGAGGTTGGCTACTTCGAGCGTCCCGTCGGCGATACCGGTATTCCCGTCGGTAACATATTCGGACCCGGAGAGATGTTTTTCACTCCGCCCGGCCGAGAACACGCCATGATCTTCACGGAGGACACCAGCCTCCTCACCTTCTCTCGGCGCCGCCGCGACCACGCGAGTCACGAGGAGGACGTCGTGCGCGTCGACTTCGTCCCGCCGGCCCTCATCGCGGCGCTGCTGAAGTGACCTTCGACCGACTCCTCTGGCGCGTGCGCGCTACGTGCCGGCTCTGCGGCTGCCCGAACCCTCGGACAGTCCTGGAGCTGGCGACCACCCCGCCGGCCAACGCGTTCTGCCTCTCCGCCGAGGAAGCGCGCGCGCAAGAGCGGATCCCGCTCTACCTGGCGAAGTGCATGGCCTGTGGTCACGTGCAGCTGCCGGTGGTCGTGGACCCGGAGGTCCTCTTCCGCAACTACGTCTACGTGAGCGGGACGAGTCCGAGCTTCGTCGAGCACTTCCGACGCTACGCTCAGGCAGAGGGCGTCTGCTTGACGATGAAAGACCTCGTCGTCGATATCGGCAGCAACGACGGTACGCTCCTCCGACAGTTCCAAGAGCAGTGGGGCTGCCGCGTCCTCGGCATCGACCCGGCCGTCGAGATCGCCAAGCAGTCGACGGCGTCGGGCATCCACACGCTGCCGACTTTCTTCGACCGCGCGCTGGCGATCCTGATCCGCGAGCAGCACGGCCCGGCGGCACTGGTCACGGCCAACAATGTCTTCGCACACGCCGATTCGCTGACCGAGATCGCGCTGGGTGCGAAGGACTTGCTTGCTGAAGGTGGCCGCTTCGTCTTCGAGGTCCAATATCTCGTCGACCTCGTCGAGGGCGGGCTCTTCGACATGGTCTACCACGAGCACCTCAGCTACCACCACGTCGGGCCGCTGGTGCCGTTCTTCCGCCGTCTCGGTATGTCGCTCGTCGACGTCGAGCGCGTGCCCACGCACGGCGGGAGCATCCGCTGCATCGTGCGGCCTGGCGAGCACCGCGCGGAGCCACGCGTGGCGGAGTTGGTGAAGATGGAGCGTGAGGTGCTGGCGGACCCGTGGTCTGTGCTGCAAGACAGGATGCACTACGCCGATGAGGCACTGCGTCTGTTCCTCAACGGAGAGCGTTTGGCTGGTCGCACCGTGGCCGGCTATGGCGCGCCCGCCAAGCTGACGACGCTGTGCCATCAGTTCGGCGTGGCGGCCGAGGACGTGGCTTGGATCGCCGACGACAGCGAGTGGAAGCAAGGTCTCTTCGCTCCCGGGACCGGCATCCCTGTCGTGTCTCCGACGTCGTCGGTCGGAACCACTCCCGACTCCGTCGTCATCTTCGCCTGGAACTTCGCCCCCCAGATCGCCCGGAAGCTCCGCGCCGCCGGGTTCACCGGCCGCATCGTTCGCCCTCTGCCCACCATGGAGGACTTGTGATCGCATCTGACATCACCGAGATCGCCCAGTGTCTGCCCTCCGCCGTCGTCGAAGCGCTCGCCGGCAAGCACATCCTACTCCCAGGCGGCCGCGGCTTCCTCGGCCGCTACTTCACGGCCGTGTTCGCCGAGCTCAATCGGACGCGGCTGGCGGACCGTCCTATGCGCGCCATCACCGTCGACAATCACGCTAGTTCAGGAGCGCTTGGCAAGGCAGAATCGGATGACGGGTTTGCGCACGTCAACGGGTCGATGCTCGACTTCAACCCGACCGGATACGCGTTCGACTATGTCCTCTACCTCGCCGGCATCGCCTCGCCGGCGCACTATCGCGCACTCCCGCTCGAGACCATCGACGCAGCCACGAGCGGGCTCCGCCGCACCCTCGAGATGCTGCAGACCCGCGGCAACCCGGGTACGCGCCTCCTCTTCTTCAGCTCCTCCGAGATCTACGGCGACCCCGATCCGAAGAGCGTGCCGACGAAGGAGGACTACCACGGCAACGTGTCGTGCCTGGGGCCGCGCGCCTGCTACGACGAGTCGAAGCGGCTGGGCGAGACGCTGGTGAGCATCTACGCGCAGCGTGGTGTATCCGCCTCGATCGTCCGACCCTTCAACGTCTACGGCCCCGGCATGCAACACACCGACTACCGCGTGCTCCCCAACTTCGCCGCGCGCATCGCCAAGGGACTACCGCTCCAGGTCTACGGCGACGGCAAGCAAACCCGCACCTACTGCTACGTGACCGACGCGATCGACGGCTTCCTGCGCGCACTGGTGCTGGGGCGTCCGGGCGAACCCTACAACATCGGCAACCCGCGGCCGGAGCTGAGCGTGCTGGAGTTGGCGGAAGCGATCGGTGCGGCAGTTGTTCGGGTCGAGGACGTGAACGGCATCGGTTTGCAGATCGTCCCCCACCCCGCTTCCTACCCCGCTGACGAGCCCAATCGCCGCTGCCCAAACATCGGCAAGGCGAGCGCGGAGCTTGGCTACCTCCCGACGGTCGAGCTCACGGACGGTCTGCGGCGCTTCTTCCGCTGGGCGCTGGCGAACTACCCTAAGGAGTAGATTTCCTGCGTCGTAGACGCGCATACGTATTTTGGTCGCGCTCGGTCCAGTGACCTTCTTTGATGTAGTTGTCGAAGTCCCCGATGCGCCCCGACGCACGCAGATACCAAGACTTCGCTTTCTCGAATGCAGCCTTCCACGTCGACTGTCGATATTCATAGCCGCGCAGCCACTTGAGCCAGATCTTGTGCGCCTTGCGTGCGTTCATCTCGCCGGTCCCCCGCCCGCCGCCTCCAGCAGCCTCGCCACGTCCACCGCCCACCTCGCCCCGAAGCGCCAGTCCACCGTCGTCGCGCGGTCCGCGACGGCTCGGGCGAAGGCGCGCACCTGGAGCGTGAGGGCCGGCGTCAACACTTGCGCGTAGCCGTCGTAGTGACCATCTCCGAGCGAGACCACGCGCGCGAACTTCTTCGGCCAGTCGTTTCCGACGCGGGCTACGACGTGCCCTCGAGGGCCGGCGATGATGAAGCGCCCGTGTTGCGCGCGCGTGGCGACGATTCCTTCCGGTCCGAGGAGGGCGAGCGCGGCCGAGACCGCGTGCGGGCCGTAGTCCCAGAGCGCGGAGTAGTCACGCTGCGGCCCCGGACCGCCGAAGATGGCCTCGCCGCGCACACGCAGCTGCTTCTCTGCCGAGCGGCGGAGCGACTCCATGCGGGCCGAGTGCAAGTGCTGGTGCCCGACGAGGACAAAGGACTCCCAGCGCGCTTCCGCTCCCGCAAGGCGCTCCGCGTCCGCGAGCGATAGCCCCGCCGGCTTTTCGATGAGGGTGGGCTTGCCGTGAGCGAGACACATCTCGGCGATCGAGACTGCGTCTCGCGGGTGCACAGCGACCACGACCGCGTCGACCAGATCAAACCACCGGTGAAGGGGACCGTCGAGCTTGGCCCTGTCAACGATCTGCACCACATGACAGTTGCCAGCCTGATCAGCCGCGCGAACGTAGTTCATGCCCCAGGCGCCGGCGCCGACGAGAGCGAGACGGACCGAGGTCACGGCTTCCTCAGCGCGGTTCGAGCGATGCGCGCCATCCTCTGCTCAGCCTCGGCAAACACGCACTCGCTGCCGATTTCGTTGATCGTTTCCAGCGCTTTTATCAACCGCTCAGTCTCCCGCGCCTGCTCGTCGATCTGATCCAGCGCGGCCGGCAAGGCTTCGCGGGATAGGGCGATGAAATCAGCGTCATGCGACTGCTGTTCCGAGTGAGCAATATCTCCACCACCAAGTCGTGATGGAACTTCTGCCACGACCCCGCCCGGATATGACTTAGAATCGTCATCGCTAAAAATGGTGGAGTTTCCGTTGTATAACCACTCGCCTTTCGTCGCCCGCTGCTCGACCTCGCGCACCTGCTGCCAGTAGGAGGCGGGTTTCACTTGGACACCGCGGTCGACTGCTTCCAACCTGCGCACTTCTTGCAGCCGATGCAGTTCTCACCGACCATCTGCGCCACGGCATGCAACGACGATTTGCAACCGCACTCGCACGTCGGCTGAACCTTCGGGAACTTGATCTTCATCGAGTCAGTACGCTTCTTCACTTCCATCTCCTTGCCATCTTGCACACCGCCTCAAGCACCACGTACGCCGGGAGCAATGCCGCAGTCGCGACCAAGCCACTACCAACGGCGCACAACACGTAGCCAGGCGTGAGCATCAGGTGTCCTTAGAGTCGAGCGCGGCCAGCGCGTCAATGACAAGGCCGACGGCGGACATCTTGAAGCCGACGCATCCATCTTCGCTACGCACGACGCTCTTACGGGCAGCATCCGCCACCACCTCGAGCAGCGGCACCCGAGATGCGAGGGCGCGGCCGGCGTTGCCAGCGAGCGCAGCGTTGATCATCGAGACCAACTCGCAGTCGCACGAGTCGTTGCGGGGGCATGGCTTCCAGTGCGTCTCGGTCGTGTAGCCAGAGTGCGGCTCGCCGTGTTCTCCGATCCACGCTTCTAGCGCCTCACGCATCTCCGCCGCCTCAGCCTGCGCCGCCTGCTCGCGTGCGATGGCGGCGTCGCGCTGGGCATGCAGGCGCTGGATGGCCTCGTCGAATCGCTCTTCGACGACGGGCGTCCCTGCGTCCTGCAATGCGCCGTCGGCATCGTTCAGCCGGGTGTGCGCGCTCTCGAGTTGCTTGCGAGCGTCGGCCAGCTCGGCCTTCGTGCACTCGTGGGCGGCGCGCTCGACGTCGAGTTGACCGAGCAGGTTCGACTCGCGCAGCGACGTGTTGAACGCCACCTGACGCGTCTTATCCAGCTCGGCGGTCAGCTGGGCGATGCGATCACGTAGTTCGCTTGCCACGTCTTCGCAGTGTCCGTGCGCTCCCTTGCGGTCGGCGTCGGCGCTCATGATGCTTTCTTCCGCTGCGTGGTGGGAGTCTTCACGGCGTCGCTGGCGGTCCATCCAGCAGACAGGCGCTTCAATTGATGACGCGACGACGGGCATGGACCGATCTCGGCTAGGAACACCTTGAAATCGTCCCAACGGCGGTCGTAGTCGACGCCTGCCGCCTTGTAGCGTTCGTACATCTCCGCGCCGGGGTTGTTGCAGTTGCCGCGGAATGTCTGCCACGAATGCTTCTCGCGCGTATTACTCATTGCCGTTGTCCTTGCCGCCCGCGGCCTTGCTGTCGGTGTTAGCGAGGACTTCCGCGCGAGAGATGCGCCCCTCCTGGCATTTCATGCACCACGAAGCGCAATTGCCGGCGTGCTCGTCGCACTGCGTTTGCAGCGCCGCGACCGCGCGCCCGAGCCGGGCCGTGGTGGCGGCGTGGGCAGTCATCGAGCGATCGAGCGCATCGACGTGTACGCACTGCGTTTGCTCAGTGTGCGGTAGTAGTTTTGATTCAGCCTCATCTGCGCGCTTCTTTTCAACGGCGTATGCATCGCTCGCGAGGCGCACAATCCCACGCGCGCCGGCGATCTCTGCCTTCAGCCGAGCGATCTCCTCGTGCGCGACGTGTAGTTTTCGTCGAGCGTGTTTGTCCCTCCACTCGGCGTCATCCGCCCGCTTCTTCTCAGCGGCAAATTCAGCCGTCAGGCGGTTGACCTCGTTGAGAAGCACTGACACCTGACCTCGGGCATCAGATTGAAAGTGCCAGTTGCCCCGATGCGCTTGCGCCTTCCATTCGGCAATTGTCTTGGCGTCCAACGGCGCATCCACCGACACGTCGTGGGCCAATTGCTTGTCCCAGCACGGATGACACTCGAATCCCGCTTCGCTCATGTGGCCATTGAACACAGGTTGCGCACCGCAGTGAATGCACGTCGGCGCAGGCGTCTCGGCCGGCGGGGCGCTTACGTGCGCCGCCTTCGACATGCCGCACACGAAGCAAGCAGTCCCGTCGACGCCAAACCCGTCGTAGCTACGGCATGCATTTGCGACCGGTGGGGCGGGGGTGAGCGCGGCGTCAAGCCACTTGATCAACAACATCTCGGCCCCGTGAGTACCAACTAGCTCATACTCTTCACGAATGCCAATCTCGTCATACGCCGGTAGCATCTTCTCAAAGTCCGCACGTGCGATGATGTACCGGCGAGCCTTGCGCAGCGCCCCCTCCAGCACCCGCACCCTCTCCCGCAACTCGCTGTTCTTCGCGCCCGCGTTATCAGCGCAGCAGCCGAATTCGGCGGCGTAGTTCAGGAGTTTGCGGTTGGCTTCAGCGAGGTCAGACTCGAGCGCCTTCACCTTCTCATTAGCCGCATCCGCCTCATCGACTCGACGCAGCATCAACTCGCGCATGGCGGCGTTGTCGGCTTCCACCACCGTCAGCTGCTCTTGGAGGAGCTTGACATGGGCGCGCAACTCCACTCGCTCCGTCGCCCGTTCGGTTGCTGTCTTGCTCACGATTCCCCCTCGGAGAGCTTCTCTTCTACCGCCAGCTCGGCCTCGTGCCGGTAGGCGAGCTCTCGGTTGAGCGGAGCCAGGAGTTCCTGTGCGCGCTCGTTGTGGTACTGGGCTCTGGCGAGGTGTTCAGCGGCCCGGGCCATGACCTCCTCGTCCGAGGGAGCAAGGTCTACGATCCGGCGAGTGGCGCGGTGGTCCTCGATCTCGGCCACAGGGGCGCAGTCCTCGCGCGAGGTCATCGACGCCGATGACCCAGCAGCAGGTCCTGCAGCGCCTTGTTCGCCGCCTGGAAGCGCTCGCCGGCCTCCTTGTCCCGCTCCTCGTCGTAGATCCGCTGCCGCACGTAGTTCGTGCCGAAGCGCTTGGCCGCCGCCTCGGTCGCGAACGGCCCCTCGTACACGGAGCCGTGGAGGTTGCGGTAGTTTTCGCTGGCGTTGACAACCACGACGGCTCCCTCGTTGCGCAGGTCGTTCCACGGCAGCAGCGTATCGTCGTCCCGGAACCAGAACCAGTGCCCGGCCTCGCGCTGCCTGGCGACAACGCACTGATGTCCCTTCGCGCGCTGGATGTCGACGAAGTTCGGGTTATCGAATGAGCCGGCGTACTCACCGTCTCCGCCGTAGTCGCCGACGTTCTGGTTCACCCACTTGACTTTGTTGCGGATGTACTCGCTCATCTTCCGCCTCCCAGCCACCAGGCCGTTTTCGTCGCCACCGCCTCGATCGCGTCGCGCTCCATGCACCTCGAGGTGCAGAAGCCCGCCAGCCACGCGGCCGCCTCCGACGGAAAGCGCTCGCCCTCAACCGCGTCGGGCTCGATGCGCGCCGTGCAGCGCCGGCACCGTCGCCGTTCGCCGTCCGTGGAGGTAGACTCCTCGTCGTCCGTCGGCGCGCGCCTGGCGTGCGGAGCGGCGATCATCGTCGGACGGTTGGGCGAGCCGTTCCCAGCCGCTTGCGGACACCCCGGCGTCGGGCAGTAGCGCCCCGGCATCGGTTCGGCGCAGTAGCCACACACCAGTTCGATCACTAGTCCACCCCCAAGAGCCTGAATCTCGACGGGGCCGAATTGACGATGTCGCGGAGGTCGTCCGCCTCACTCCCGATCGCGTCGGCGCGCGCCAGCCAGAGGACGGCGAGGTCTTTGACCGCCGTGTCGAAGTGTGCGCGGTGAACCTTAGCCACAACCTGCTTGGCCGCGACCTGCTTGATCGTGTTCGGGTAGCGCGCCACCAAGGCGTACCACGATCCGTCATCCATCCGGGACAGCACCAATCCCGCACGCGTTTGATCGCTCGCGTAGGACTTTCCTACCGCCGAGGTCAACGCCTCCACCAACTCGATCACGCCCACGCTTGCACCGAGAGCGCGAGGTTGACGGCCGCGAGCACGTGGTTGGTCTCAGCGTCGGCGCGACCCTCGCGCGTGCTCACGTGGAGCAGGTGCGCGGCGTGGCGGTGCGCCTTCGCCGCCGCGAGCACGCCCGCGGGCGCGTCCCCGCGCGCGATGGCCTGCGCCTTGTCGACCAGGCGCTGGACGTCGGCGGCGCTCATCGCTGACCTCGGTGAAAAACGTCAGTCTCCGCCGAGTACTTCAGTTGCTTGCCGCAACGCCCGCATGTCGTACGCATCGGACCATTGACGACACGCTGTTTCCAGATCGCGGACCCGTCAATGGGGACGAGTACTTCGTGGTCGCACTTCTTGGCGGCGCTTTGGTGTTCGAAGTGGTGCATGGTGTCTCCCTCGTCAGAGAGCCTATCGCCGGCCCTCCCTGATGTCAACCGCTATTTTCTCCCGAAAATGTCCTGACCCTGGGTAACGGAAGGAAGATTGCAGGATATGCAAATACCCTTTTCGATACGCTCCTTCCTGAATCGTTTTTGGTATTTAAGCTTGTTGCTCACGCCCACCTCCCCGTCACGTTCACCCGGTAGACGCGGCGCACGAGGCCGACCTGCGTGCGCACGCTGACGCGCACCGGATCGTCTCCGAGCTCGACCACGTCACACCGACCCTCGCCGGGCACCGTCACCACGTCCCCGACCCGCAGGCCCACCAGGAACTTCACCCGGTCCGCCTCGGTCATGTCCCAGACCCTCTGCTCGCGCACTACGACAGCCTCGCCAGCGCGACGAGGTGCTCCAGGGCCTCGGCCTCCTGGTCGAGCTGAGCCGCGAAGCCCGGGCGCTCCCGGCGGAGCCGCTCCGCGTGCGAGCGCTTGCAGTCGGCCTCGATCGTCGCCACGTCCATCGCTTCCTCGGTCGTCATCGTCGTGCCCTCCGTCTCGCTCATGGTTAAAACCTGTGGACCCCGCCCACCGACACCGGCAGGCCGTAGCTCGTGGCGCGAGCCGCCTCGGGGCGGCTGCTCGACTCAGCTGGCGCCGGCATCGGCCACACCGCGTAGCAGTCGTCGCAGAGGACGTAGCGGCAGTCGCCGCCGCAGCCGAGACAAGTTCGCTTTTCGGTGGTCACTTCGCGCACCCGTGCGGGCAGTGCATCGGGATTCCGTGTTTGCAGAACCCGTGGACGTAGAAGTCGTCACGAACTTTGCGGGGCTGCCGCACCGGTCGCGCGACACGAGCCGCGTCGATCTTCGCCTGGAACTCCGCCCCGCTGGCGACCAAGTCAACCTTGCGCTTCGTCTTCATGCCCTCAATCTAGCACCGTTCTCAGAGTTGTCAACGGCTATTTTCTCAGCCTTGAATCTCAGCGACACCACTGCGCTTTTCCGCTAGTGCGCACTTTCGACACTTGATTCTGGTAATCTGGGCCCCATGCTCCACACGCTAGGCTCCCTGCTCTCTTATCAGCTCGCCGGGGTCCCCGTCGGTGCGTGGCTCGCCCTCGCCGCCCTCGCCGAGATCCAGGACCGGCTGCGCACGTCGCGGTGGAAGTCCAACACGATCTTGCAGGCGCTCATCAACGGCACCATCGGTCGCCTGCTGGCGCGCTTCCCGGCCGCGCGCGCGGTCGAGCCCGCCGCACCGATCTTGCCCTCCGACACCGCCCCGACGGAGCCGACGCGCCACCCGTCGGACCACGGCTCCGTCTCGCTGGTGCTGATGATGGTCATCGCGCTTGTCGGGCTGGCCGCCGCGCTCTCCCTCGCCGGCTGTGCGTCGACCTCGGACGACCTTCGACGCGCCTGCAACACCGAGGAGCGCGCCGTGGCGGGCGGTTATTCTACCGCGGCGGCCTGGTACCGCGGGAAGATCGCCATCGACGACCACGCGCAGCTGGTCGCCGACACCATCACCTTCGACAAGGTGGTGAGGGGGCTCGACGCCGTCGCCGCCGGGGCCAAGACGCAGTGCGCACTCGCTGACGCCGTCGACGCGGGCGAGAAACACGATGTCAAGTCGCTCGTCGCCTCCGTACTCGCTGCCGTCGCCCAGGTGGGCGAGATCCTGAAAGGGGTGCTCTGAATGTCCGCCGCCGACCTCTTCTCCGACCCCGCCGTCGACGCCGCGCTGGCGCAGGGCGCGATCAAGCTAGTGGAGCTGATCGTCGAGGCCGTGCGCTCGGCCGGCTCCGACCACGCGGCCGTGCTCGCGTCGCTGGAGGACGCCGGGACGCTCCTCTCCACCGCCCGCGCCGACGCGATGGCGGCCCGCGCGGAGGGCCAGCGGAAGCTCGACGAGGAGCCCAAGTGAGCGCGACCAAACCGGAGGTCGTCGGCCCGCTTGCTTGGTGGCACGGCAAGCACCGCGATCACGGACGGTGCGGTCCATTCCCGGACACGTCGATGCACACGTGGAATGTCTGGCGTTGCCCGTGTGGCTCGCGCTTCTATGTCGATAAAGACGGTGCTGGCAAGGCGATGAACATCGGCGAGTCGCGCCCGTGAGCCTGCCGGTGACGCAGCACTTCTCTGTCGCCGAGTTCGCCCAGCACGACGGGACGCCCTATCCCGCGGAGTGGATCGCCGACCGCCTGCACCCGCTGTGCGAGACGCTTGAGGTCGTGCGCGCCGCTGCCGGCGGCCTGCCGATGGCGATCGACTCCGGCTACCGGACCGAGGAGTACGACCAGCGCCTCTACGACGCGCACCAGGCCGCGCTGCGCGCTGCCGGCAAACCAGATGACCACCTCGTCGCCGAGCCGACCTCCAGCCAGCACCCCAAGGGGCGCGCTGCCGACATCACGCACTCCAAGCTGACTCCTCTCCAGCTCTTCTCACTCGTTCTCGAGCTCTACGAGGCCGGCAAACTCCCGCGCCTCGGGGGAGTGGGTCTCTACCGGACCTTCGTGCATATCGACGTTCGTCCGCGCCCCGGCACGCGCGGCGCCGCCGTCGACGGACACCTGGCGATCTGGGGCGGTTCTCGCCCGAGCAACGTGGCATAACATGGTCGCTATCCTGAGAAATGCGCTGCTCGCGCAAAAGGTGAAAAACGTGACCGACAACCCCTCCACCGACGATGTCTTTGATATGATGGAGCGAGCAGCCGTCGAGTATCGGCGGAGCGCGGAGGAAAATGCCCGATCCGACGGACGACAAGCTCGACCAGATCCTCGCCGAGCTGCGCCTGGTCAAAGAGCGGCAAAAGCTCACCGCTAAGAGCGTCGCTGACCTCTCCATCGGGCTGAACTCCGCCCAAACTGCCAGCCGCAACCGTGATGCAGAGACGCACGGCCTGATCCTCGGGCTCCGTTCGGAGATGGTCGTGGCGCCGCAGGTGCGCGATCGCAAGAACTCCGAGGACAAGACCGACTCGTTTCGCCTTCCCTCGGGCGACTCTGTCGAGCTCACCCGCCGCACCCAGAGGCGCATCGTCCGCTGGGTGCTCCTCGCGGTGGTCGCCATCGGGCTCCACGCGGCGCAGTACCTGTGGGAGCGCGCGGCGGAGCACCGGTCCGCGCCCCAGAGCGCTCCCGCTCCCGCGCTCCCACCGCATTGACGCGGCGATGATCCCGGCTTAGGGTCGGCAAATGAAAGACCTCGACCTACCTCTTGTTGCCCGGCGTGCCTACGACGCCTACGCCATGAAGACCGGCGGGCGTACCTACGAGGGCCACAACATGGCTTCCTGGCCCGACCTCCCCGAGCGTGTGCGCGAGGCGTGGGTGGCCAGTGTGGCGGCGGCGCTCGATCTCGCGCTCGACCAGCTCGGCCTGGACTTGACGACGGACGTCGAGGTCGGTTGAGAAATTAGAGGTTGACAGTGCAGGCAAACCTGCGTAACCCTCTGGGGTAGATGGGTCGCCACCGTTCACCTCACCTCAAGCCTCCGGGCACTCCGATGGAGTGGACGGTGTTCGGTAAGTTCCTGAAGGAGCAGAAGATCACGTACGCCGAAGCTGCTAGCGCTATCGGCTGCACCCGGCAGTACGCGTGCCTCCTGGCCAAACAGCAGCGATCCATCACGGTAGAGCTCGCGGTGAAGATCGCCGAGTGGGCCAAGTCCCGCGGCGGCGACGTGCCGCCATCGAGTTGGCCGAACCTGCGCGCGTTGCAGAGATTGGGGTAGTCTTGGCTACCGGCGGGCGTTACACCTCGTCGGTCGGGTGTCCCTCACCGCACCGAGGAGACCGCGTGGCCCCGACGTAACCGGGGCATTTTCTTTCGTTACGTTAGTAACTTCCCGGAAGAGTGGCCGAGAGGTTTAAGGCACCGGGCTTGAAATCCGGCGGAGGGCTCCGGTCTGCCGGGTAGGCCCTCCCGCAGGTTCGAATCCTGCCTCTTCCTCCGATGCGCGATCGCGAAGCGTGGTGGACGTGGCCGGCGTGGTTTTTCTACGCCTGGACTTGGTTTCCTGACGCACAGTGGCGGTTGTTCAGCGACGGTGAATTCTCCCACATGCCAACGCTTCGCCACGCCTGCGAGACCGTGCGCATGAGCGCCTGGGAAAAGGATCCTCCGTCGCACTAAAGTCCTCTCCGCCACGGTCGATGTACTAGGCATGAGCTATCCCGTCACTGCCCGCCACGTTCGTACCGCCCTCGACTGCCAACGCGCCGCGTGGCTCGACGAGCCCTCGCCGGCCGCGTTCGTGCTGGCGTTCGAGGAGCTGCTCTACGCGCTGCTGTGGGCGTAGACCCACCAGCGGACCGAGCAGGCATGGAGAACGCCGCGGGCCGGCCCATCAACGTCGATGAGGTCGCGCCAGCGGAACGCGGGCAGCTTCATCGCTTGAGCGCCCACAGCCCGATGCCGAGCGCGTCCGCAACATCGAGACGCTTTTTCCAGTCGCGCGGCCATTCGACGCGCGCGAGCTCGGCCGGGGAGAGCTTGGCCTTGGTGCGCTCCTCGACCGGGTAGCCGTCGCGCAGGTACTCCGCTTTCGTCTGTGGCTTGGGGATGCCGCCCTTCCAGTCCTCGGGCAGCATGAGACGAGACGGGCAAGCCAAGCGCCCCAGGATGGCGCCAGCGACGAGGGCGACGGAGATGAGATCGTTGGCGTCTCCGCGGCTCGAGCGCCCACCGTAGGTACGTGGGTACTCGCAGACGAGGCGGAGACTATCTCCCGGAATAAAGGGGACAGTGTATCGATCTCGGAAGTAGACCTCGGTCCACCACGTAACGACCTCGAACACCATCGCCTCGACGACGTCGCGCACCTCCTCGCTGTCGCTTCGCTCTTCCAGGAGTCGTGCTGCCAACAACTCGCCGTCGTGCCACAGGACCGCTCCGCACTTGCGCAGGCCGGGGTCCACGCTGAGGAGGTAGCTCATCGGCCGGTCTCGTAGCGTGAGCCGTCGGGCCACACCACCACGACGCGCTTGCCGCCTGCGCGGGCGCGGCGGACGGTCTGCCAGGTGCCGCCGCTCGACTGCGGCGCGCTCTCCGCCGGCGCGGCCACGAGTACGTCGCAAGCGTTGGCGATGTCCTGATTGCGGAAGCTGTAGCCCTTCGACGGATAGAGCTTGGTGAAGCCTTCGAGCCGCGCCCGGTATGGCCCGTCAGGGCCTGGGTGACCGTGCACCGGCCAGAACCACCGAGCCGTCCCGTGGAGCTCGGCATCGGCGCCGACGCAGCAGCCATGGTGCACTTCGGTTGGGCGCAGCTCCTGGACCAGCTGGAGAACCGCGCGATGCTGCGCGGCCGTCATCCCGCGACGCGTGCCGGTGAATCCGACGATCATGGGGAACCCGGCCGGCGACGAACGCGCCCGCCGCTCGGCCCCGCCTTCGCCCGGGCCTCCACGTCGCGAGGGAACTCTCGTTTGCGCTTGTGCTCGCGGATCTCGCCCGTCTTGCGAACGCGGTAGCCCGTGGCCCCGCAGGTGCAGCTGTAAGCGGCCATCGCCTCGGACTCAGGCTTCCAATCGTGCTCATGCATCAATCGACCTCCACGTTCTTGATCCAGCTCTCCCTCGACGGCGGCGCGCGCTCCGCCGCCAGCTGCCCGAGACACACCAACACCGTCACCAGTGAAGCGGCCCACGTCGCGTAGTTGAGCTCGCGACGATGCGCCTCGGCGCAGCGGGCTTCGACGGCGGTGACTCGGGACCGCTGCACAGTTGGATCGACACCCAGTCTCGACGCAATCTCCCTCGCGCAGAAATCGCATCCTGCACGGAAATGCGTGTGCCTAAAATGCTCCGCGTTGATTCGACAGACTTCGCAGAACGCCGTTCCGTGCGTCGCACACCGCGCGGGAAAGGCGACAGGACTACAGGTCGCAATCTTACAGATGCACAACACGTCACAGGGGCACACGCGTGGCTTCTCATTCACGTGGTTGCAATGAGAGATACTCACGATGCCAGCGCTCCGACCGCGTGCGCGCCGCCGCCCACGAGATCGTCCAACACCCACCTCGTTTTGGATTTGCCGTCGGCGCCGACGTACTTCTCCGGGCGCACGGGCGCGGCGGGGTTTTCCTTCAGGCGCTTGGCGCCCTTCTGCCAGCGGCGCGTGACGACGTAGCTCGACGAGAACGGGATCCCCGGCATCCACTTCTCCAGGCACCAGACGACGGTGCGTTCCTGCCGCTCCGCCCGCGCGCGCAGGTCTGGCCCCTCCGGGTGCTCGAGGATCGGCTCGTCGTGCAGGAACATCGACGGGCGCGAGCCGTGGAGAGGGGAGGTGCCGTGTCCGCCGCAGCGGGTGCACGCGACTTCGAAAACGCCGTCAGCGCCCATAGTAGAGCAGCTCCCGCGGCACCAGTAGCACCGGCCGGTGTAGCACTCGTAGGCGAGGACCCAACAGCAGTCCTTCATCGCGTCGGCGACGAGCCCCGAGAAGAACGAGTTGGCCGCCGCGGTGAAGCGCACGTCGCCGCGGATGCGGCCGGAGACGAGCTGGCGGATGGTGCCTTCTTGCTCGCGCACCATGTTACCGATGATGGCGAAGTAGGGGCGCATCTCCGGCCAAGTCTCGAACCAGATCTGGCGCAGCTGCTCGGCGCGCTCCAGCTCGGCGTCGACCGAGACCCAGCGCGTGATCGTCTCGCCGTCGGGGCCGTCGGAGAATACGGGGGAGACCTCGGAAGCGCGAGCTACCAATTCTGCGAAGTCTGGATCGTCCTGTCGATAACGCTCTCTGGCTCTCTGTTCCGCAACCGCGCGCGCCTCGGCCGCGGTCGCCCACGACTGCGTCAGGCAGATGCCGAAGCCGTGCGCCATGATGACGAACATCTGCGCCCCGGCGCCGCCGGCGAGCGCGAAGTTGACGTGCTTGGCGAGTTGGCGCGTGTTGGCGAACTCCGCGTCGTCCGCGAGGTGCAGCGCGTGCGCGGCTTCGACGGAGATCCCGGCGATGGCGGCCGCGAGCGTGACGTGCAGGTCCGGCCCGCCCGCCTCCGCCTGGCGCTTGAGCACCTCCGCCATGCGCGAGAAGTCGACCATCTTGAGGCACGCGAACGCCAGCGCGCGTAGCTCCACCGTGTCGGCATCGCTCGAGCAGTAGACCCACCCGACGCGCGGGATGAAGCACGGGCGCACCTCGCCCTTGCGGGGCGGGTTCTGGATGTTCGTGCCCTCCTGGCCCTCCGAGCCGCCGCAGCTGGTGCGGCCGTTCTCCATAAGTGTCTGGTAGCGGACGCAGACGACGCGGAGACACGCGGCAGCGAGCACCGGCCCCCACTGGCCGAGGTGCTTGATAAACGTGCTGGCGGCGGCGAGCGCGTGGAGCTGCTGATCATCGGTGAGAAGCAGCGTGTCCGTGTTGGTGCGGATCTGCCCGTCGGGGAACTTCGACGAAGGGTCCGTCATCGGCACGGGTAGGCCGAGGCGCTTGAAGCTCGCCACCACGCGCGCCTGGATCTCTTTCGTCGACTTCGACGGCGCGCCGGTGGCGGTGCGCTCGATCTCCTTCCTGCGGTTGAGCTTGAGGAGCGAGGTGTCCTTGAGCGCGGCCTCCATCTTGGCGATCTCGACCTGGCAGGAGCGGACGAAGTGCTCGGTCGCCTTCCGCTCGGCGCGCAGGCCCCACATGCTCTGGAGGTGCAGCGCAAACGAGGCCTGTTGCTGCTCAGACTGGTTGGGGAGCTCCTCGCCGAAGTAGCTCACCATCGCCGAAGTCTGCGCGTCGTAGATGCGGAGCGCATCGATGCTGTCGTCGATGGCATAGGAGACCGCATCCGGTGGCCACTGCTCGATCGGCACACCGTCGAGAAGACCGTAGCGCAGCTGCCACGTGTCGGTCTTGTCTCTGTGCTCGTCGAAATACAGCTTGAGCAAGTCGACAAGCGCGTAGGTCGTCTTGGTGACAGCGCGCTTGGTACGACGGAACTTGCGCATGCCCGCGGCGACGTCGATCACCTCCTGCCGGCGCGCGGTGCAGCGGATGCGGTGGTCGCAATAGGCCTCGAAGACAAGCGGGACGAGGTCGGGGTCCTCGGCGAGGAAGACGCCCACGTCGAAGGTGGTGTTGTGGGCGACGAGGACAACGTGCGGATCGAGCAACCACGCACGGAAGATGCGGACCGCGTCTTCGCGAAGGACGAGACCGGTGGAGTATCCCCCACACCCGTCGGCGATCGCGTAGGACATGCAGACGAGTCGGGGGGCCAGAAGGCCCGGCTTGATCGGGTGCGTCTCGACGTCGAAGCCGACGTAGACCTGCGCGCCCGCGGGCGCGACCGGGCGCGTCTCTTGGTATCCACCGCGGGCAAGCATCTAACGCATCCTCCGCGGACAGACCGGTCTGGTATGCCCTTCTTCTCGACACAATCCACAACGGTACGTTTTCGATCCTGACTTATTGCGCTCCGTAGCTGCTCTTTTACGATACTTTTCGAGACACTCTACACAGTACGAAGTGTCTTCGTCCCTCAGGTAAACAGGACAGGATCTGCAAATTCGAGCGCGCTTACGCTCTCTCGCATACAGGCATTGTCGGGACACGGTTGAATCTGGCCGCGGCGTGCGATCGACCGGCTTTCGCAAGAGCATTTCTCGAATCTTTAGTCGTTCCTCCCAGCGACGACGGCGCATAACTACTTCGCCACCTCCGGGCAGCTCTCCGCATGCGCGAACGTGGCGCCGCAGCGCGGGCACGGCCACGCGTCGCCGACCACGGCGCCCACCAAGCCGTCGAAGCTGCCGCCGTCGCGGACCTGGTAGGGGCGGAGGGCGGGGGAGAGGGCGTGACCGCTATAGCCGCGCGAGGATGGACCACCGAAGAACGGAGAGCAGTAGTCTGAGGGGACGTTGAAACCAGGGATCGGCGGCAGTCCACACGGCACCCATTTCTCGCAGTCCTGCCGGATGACTCTGTCCCCCGTCGAGCCGAAGCCGCGCGGGCCGCGCGGAGTGTCTCCCAGCTCGGTGACCTCGACCAGCTCGACGTGGGGCACCTGGAGGAAGAGGAGCTGACAGATGCGCTCTCCGGCCGACCAGCGGTAGGCCTCCTGGCCGTGGTTGAAGAGCATCGCCTTGACCTCGCCCCGGTAGTCGCTGTCGATGGTGCCCCAGTACTCGACCACGCCCCAGTTCTTGGCGAGTCCTGAGCGGGAGACTGGGTGCGCCGCCCAGCCCGGAGGCACCTCAAGCGCGAAGCCGAGCGGGATGACGGCGCGCCCGCCGACGTGCACGCAGCCCTCGCGCGGGGCGTAGCAGTCGAGCCCAGCGGCGCCCGCGGTCGCGCGCTCCGGCATGCGTCCGCCGGGGAGGAGCTTGACGCGGACGATCACGGGGCACCCATCCCGAGCTTCTTGCGGAGCGCGTGTAAATTCACTAACTGCCTGGTGGTCTTACCAGGATTCTCAACGAGTAATTGTTCCATCTCGGAAACCAGCTGCTTGAAATTGCCTGCCTCCGACCGCGACAGGTGCACACCGTGGAGGTCGTGCTCCTCGAAGAGGGCATAGGTGCGAGGCCAGAGCGCCTTGACGATCTCGGCGACGGCGTTGGCATACTGGCGGATCTCCCACTGCGCGTTCGGCGCCATGCGCAATTGGAGGAAGGCGAGCCAGTTGCGGAGGTCTGTTTTGGCCCGCATCTTCGAGTAGCGCGAGACGGGCGTGTTGATGCGGGCCACTTCCTTGGCCACACCCTTCGCGATGCACGCCTCGTAATGCTCGTACAACCCCTGCTGCATGTCGGCGAAGTAGTCGCGCTCGACGCAAGCGACGTACTCGTCGAGGCCATCTTGCGACCCCTGTTTGTTGGCCGCCGACTGCTGCGCCGCCAGCATGTGATCCATCGACGGCACGTAGTGCAGGTTGGGCATCTGCGCATAGCGCGCGGAGAACTCGTTGTAGGACTGGGTCCGGTGACGTTGCCACTCGCGGAACACGAAGATAGGCGCCTGCACCTCGATCGCCAGCTCGCACATCTCGAAGGGCGTCATGTGCTTGTTGGCGTAGAGGAAGGCGAGCAGCTTGGCATCGGCGTCCCAGCCCTGGAACCCCTTGCCCGTCGACATGCGGGCCGCTTCGATGATCGTCTCGTCGGTGCCCATGCTCCCGACGAGCTTGACGTAGCCGTGGTCGAGCACCTTGATCTCGTCCATCACTTCCTCGCCTTCTCGAGCCGCTTCGCCTCGCGCTCGGAGTACCAGGCCGCCTTACGCAGGTCCTTCGTCGACGCCTCGCCCGCCTTCAGGCCCGCGCGCCAGAGGTACTTGATGGCGGCGCCGATGTTGTACGGGAAGTGTTCGATGACGTCGATGCACTCCACGCCAGCGGGGTGCTGGTTGTAGTGCGCCGGGTGATCGACGCCCGCGGGATCGATGGTGTGACCGGTGGTGGAGGTGGGCGCGGAAGAGATGACCTTCGCTTTGATCATGTTGCAGAATTCGCACGTCGGGCGTTTCTTTGTGAGCGTGACCGCGGGATGAATGTCGCAACGCTTCGCGCTCATCGATGCGCCCCGCGCTCAACTTCGTAGCGCCTCTCGTCGGCGGCACGCTTGGCCTCGACCTCGCGAGCAACCACGCGCGCAATCCTCCAACGAAGAAGAGCCCTCATCCCGAACACCGACGGCGTACCAACCGCGATGGCGGCGACTCCTCCGGCGATATAATGGCAAACGCAC